TATTAATGAACAATGGCAAAATTTAATGATAAAATTTCAACGATACTTAACAGCCAACTACCAGAATTCGTTGTTGCTGACCACCCGAAATTTGCCGAATTTCTTAAAGTCTATTATCAACTTTTAGAATCAGCAGAATTATCTATTGACACTATTGAGGGTACAGATGGTATTCTACTTCAATCAGAAACAGGTCAAACAAACAATTTAGTTTTAAACTCTAGTCGTAAAGATACAGCACGAACATTTTTAGACCAAGGCGATAAGGTACTTTTAGAAGAATCTACTTATGGTAAATTTACTAGAGGTGAAGTTGTTACAGGTCAAACATCAAATGCAACAGCAACAGTTCTAGTTGAAGACATTGCAAACAACAGATTAATTATATCAGCACAAGATAAGTTTATAGACACAGAAAAAATTGTTGGTACAAACTCTGGTGCTCAAGCAAGTATCACAAATTATAGACCTAATCCTGTTAACAATATTACAGACCTAATAAACTTTAGGGATCCTGATAGAGTTATCAATCATTTCTTAACACAGATGAGAGATGAGTTCTTAACAACACTACCAGAAAATTTAGCTGCAGGTGTTGATAGAAGAAAATTAATTAAAAATATTAAATCACTTTACAGGTCAAAAGGTTCAGTTCGTGGCCATGAAATGTTTTTTAGAATATTATTTGGCGAAACTTCGGAAACAATTTATCCTAGAGAACAAATGCTTAAGGCTTCTGATGGTCAGTTTGACTCATTAAAAGTATTAAGAGTTATTGCAACAGTAGGTGACGCAACATTACTAATTGGTAGAACAGTAACAGGACAAACATCAAATACAACTGCTATCGTAGAAAACACTTCTACATTTCAGATTGGTGCTTCTACAGTAACACAGTTAATCTTAAATTCAGATAGTATTCAAGGAACATTTTTAGTTGGTGAAGAAATACAAGGTACTACAGATGACCTTGACGATTACTTTATCAAAGCAAATATTACAGGTATACCTGGTTCTAAAAATATTACAAATGATGGTTCTTTAAATAAAACCTCTGATACTATTACATTGACAGCAGGTGGTGAGGGTGCATTATTTCAGATTGAAGATATTGGTCCAGGAAAAGTTACAGAAATTGTAATAGATAATAAAGGTACTGGATATGAAATAGGTGACCCATTAACTTTTGTAGATACAGATACTAACGGTAAAAATGCGGCCGGTTTTGTAAGAGTTGTGAATGGTGGTATTGCAGACCAAAATGGTACAAATGACGCAGCTACTGGTGTTGAAGACAGTATTGTTTTAGAAGATGAAACTACAAGAGGTGACGCATATACTGGTAGAGATATAGTACAAGAAAAATTTACTGGATTACAAACAATTGAAAAGATATTTTTAACAAGTGGTGGTAATCAATATACTTCACTACCAACAGTTAGTGTAACTTCATCAACAGGTTCAAATGCAATTGTAAAAGCATATGGTGATGAAATAGGTAAAATTGTTAGATTGAAAACAGTAGAGTTAGGTAGAAGTTACGAAACAGCACCTACACCTCCTGTTTTAGGTTTCTTTAATAATATGATTGTTACAACTATCGTTGGTTCATTCATTACAGCTTCTACAGTTACAGGTGATACTTCAGGTGCGACAGGTACGGTTGTAGAATTTGATAATCCTAGAGGTCTATTAAGAATTAAAGGTGTAACAGGTACTTTTCAATTAGATGAAACAATATCATCTAGTTCAGGTGGAACATGTACACTTAAAAAATTAGATATTGCTACAGCAAGTGTAAATGTTGTTTCCGTATCAGACACAGACGGTGCGTTTATTAGTGAAAGAGGTAAACTTTCAGAAACTACAATGAGAGTACAAGATAGTTTATACTATCAAGATTATTCTTATGTAATTAAAGTTGGTCAATCAATCGCTAGATGGCGTGACGCATTTAAAAAGACTATGCATACAGCAGGTTTTTATTTTACAGGTCAAGTTGATATTGAATCAAGAATAATTGTAACAGCAAAAGGTCCTGTTGAAGGTGTTACTTCAGGAACAATTGAAGCACCATTATTGTCACTTGTTAATACATTATTTGTAACAGTATTTGGTAGAAGATTAGGAACAGCTTCAGATGGTTCTAATTTAAGAGCTACGCCACAAGTTGGTGGTAATTCAGATGTAAGTAATGACTTTGAAGACCACTTTGACGCAAACACTAGAGATTTGACGGCTAGTAGAGAAGACATAACAATAGACTATTTAAGTAGACCTAGAAACTTGATTGTAGATAATGCTGGTGTTACACATGATGTAAGAAGTGGTTATGCATACGGTGGACCAAGATTTAGTTCATTGAATAAATATGCTAATACAGCATTTGGTTTGTCAGCCTCTGGTTCAGCGGCTAACTCATTCCAAAACTTAAATAACATTAAGATACAAGGTACTAAAACTGCTCTTGACGGACAACAAGTACCTATATTCTTATTTACTTCAAGTAGTATAGGTGGTGGAATTAAGATGAATTATGCGTTTCCTTGTGAGATAGGTACAAATGCTGACTTGTTTAGTAATACACTAACTAAATTTGATACAGACACAACAACATTTGATAAAACAACACCATAAAAACTTTATAAATAGTACAAAGAGATAGAGGCAAATGGCAAAACAAACAATAAACAGAGGGTCTTTAGCAAACGACGGAACAGGTGATAACCTCCGTGCTGGCGCTAATAAAGTCAATTCAAACTTTGACGAAATCTATACAGCTATAGGTAATGGAAGTACGATTGACGGTACTATTAAAGTAGCTGATGATTCATCTACAGTAGCAACAATTTCTGCTAATGGCGAAACATTAAAAATTCTAGGTGGTACTGCCATCACTAGTGTGTTATCAGGTAACACATTAACAATTTCTGCTGACGCTTCATCTCTATTGACAGCAACTGGTTCTGCTACAATCACAAATAAAACTATTGATTTAACTGATAACACTTTATCAACTACACTTGCAGAATTAAACACAGCAGTTTCAGACGCAACAGTAGTATCTACTGCTGGTTCAGAAACATTAACTAATAAAACTATTAACGGACCTGATAATACACTTACAAATATTCCTAATAGTGCTTTAGATAGTATTACCAATGCTAAATTAACAAATTCTACTATTTCAATAAAAGATGACGCAAGTACAATAGATACCGTAGCATTAGGCGAAACACTTACTTTTGAAGGTGGTTCTGGAATTACAACAACTGTTACAGGAAATAAAGTAACTTTTGCTACAGACGGTTCAATTGTAACCGAAACATCTACAGACACATTAACTAATAAAACAATTAGTGGTGCAGATAACACAATTACAAATTTAACATTTGATAGTACAACAAGTGGTTCAAAAATAAGATTTAACTTTGCCGGTACAGGTGCGTTTCCTAGTGAAACAACTTACGAAGGTATGTTTGCATATGACACAACAGGCAATCAAGCTTATGTTGCAGACTCAGGTGGTTGGACAAAACTAATAAATGAAAACGCTTCAGTCGGAGATTTATCAAATGTTAATATAACAGGTGTTGCAGACGGACAAGCATTAATATGGAGTTCAGCACAAGGTAGATTTAATGCAGGCACAGCCGGTACAGCATTAACTATACAAGAAGAAGGCTCATCATTATCAACAGCCGCTGACACAATAAACTTTGTTGGTTCTAGTGTAACTGCTTCAGGAACAGGTACAACAAAAACAATTACAATAACTGACTCAGGACATGTAGCTGGTACTGATTTAGAAATGGGCGGTCAACCTTTACATGACGCAAAATATATTTCTCACCGTTCTTCGGATGACACAGTAGTTAATACTATAACAGTTACAGTTGCAAGTAAAACAAGTGAACACCATGAGTTTGGTTCAGGTTCATCAAATGGTTATGTTATTGATGGCGACCAATCTCCACATTTAACTCTATCAGAGGGTGTTTATAAATTTGACCAAGCAGACAGTTCAAATGCTGGCCATCCATTAAAATTTTATTACGATAGAGATAAAACTAGAGAGATGTCAACAGATGTTGTAGTAACTGGTACTGCTGGTTCAGCAGGTGCTAATACAACAATTACTATTGGTGGTGGAACACCATCGCCTTTATATTATGAATGTACTGCTCATTCTTACATGGGACATACAGTAGATATTCCAGCAGGTAAACAAACAAGATTAAATGTATCAACAGATAAATCAAATACAGGTGATGGTTCAGCTACAACAATAACAATATTAGCAGACCATACGGTTGATGAGTTACTTGTTTTTGTAAATGGTATTTGTTTAGTACCAACAGATGACTATACTATTTCAGGAACGACATTAACTTTCGCAACGGCGCCGGCAAACGGAGCAGAGATTGTGGTTAGGTACATAGGATAAAGATATGGGAGCAATAACAAGAACATTAGCAAATAATTTACATCATTTTGGTAGTAATACAGTTGAAACAGGAACATGGACACCTACAACAAACATAGGATTTGCTTCTATAGGAGAGGCAAAATATATCAAGATTGGTAAATTTGTACAAGCGGATGTATTTGCTACCTATAATGCAGGACCAGGAGACTCTTCTCAAGCTTCTTCTTTTGGTGGATTACCTTTTTCTGGAGATAATGATTGTGAATCAATTTCTTTTAATGTACAAATTGAAGGACACACCGAATCAGTTTATTCAGAGATATCTGGAACAGGCGGAAGTATGAAATCAAATTCGGACAATGTACCTTTAACGAGAGGTCAAATAGGTGGTAATATATTAAAAGCTACATTTACTTACACAACGGACATAGATTAGGATAGATTATGGCAACAACAACAACAATAGATAAATGGCAACTAGATAGTATAGGTATTCTAAATTATAGAACAACCACAACGGTAACAGATGATGGTGGTGCTGTAACTAGTTTAACTCATCATAGGTCTACTTTAGGACCAGGTACTATAGATGATAGCGAAGTTTGGTCTGATAGTGATATATCAAGTTTTTCAACAGAAATACAGAATGCTTGTAATACTGCTTGGACAACCGAAGTCAAAAATGCTTATAAAACAATTTTAATAAACAAGAAGCAATATAGTTAGTGGAAACTTGTATAAATATAGTTAAGGAAGAAATAAAATAATATGCCAGCAATTATAACAGACAGATTTAGAATTCACAATAGTGAACAATTTTCAGAGGCCTTTTCTGAAGCTTCAGGTAATACATTTTATCTAGGTATCGGAAGACCTCAACCTTTTGCTACATCTACAAGAGGTGACGGAAGAACAAACAACGAGGGAACAGACTCAGCTCCAGTTACTCCAGCAGATAATGTTAATTCACAACACTTTCCGTTTGATGATATGTTAGCTGCTAAGAAAATTACTTCTACAGATGTTACTTTTGCAGTACCAAGAAGAAACTGGACTACTGGCACAACATACGATATTTACAGACATGATTATGGAGATTATGCGACAGGTAATACAACTGCTATTGCAGCTAATGGTGGTGCGTCAACTTTACATGACTCAGCATTTTATGTATTAACAACAGAAAGAAATGTTTATAAATGTTTAGATAATAATAGTAATGCAGCTTCAACTGTAGAACCAACTACAACGCCAACATCTATTATTTCAACTGCTGATGGTTATAAGTGGAAATTCATGTACACACTATCTGCTTCTCAACAATCAAATTTCTTATCAACTGATTTTATGGCAGTTGCAACAAATTCAACTGTATCATCAGCCGCTGTTGATGGTGCAATTAACATAGTAAAAATTAAAACACCAGGTTCTGGTGGTGCAGACGGCACTCATACAAATATTCCAATGAGAGGTGATGGTTCAGGTGGTATTGTTTCAATAACAGTTACATCTGGTGCAGTTACAGCCGTTACAGTAACAAATGCTGGAACAGGTTACACTTTCGCTACAGTTTCAAATGCACAAATCGTAGCCGCTGGTGCAACAAACCTTGTAGGTGCAGAGATAGATTGTATTATTGAACCAAAAGGTGGACACGGATTTAACGCAATAGAAGAATTGGGTGGATTTTATGTAATGATGAATACATCACTTGAAGGAACAGAAAGTTCAAATACAAGTGACTTCTCCGTTGCAAACGACTTTAGAAAAATTAGTTTAATTAGGGATCCGAAATCAGGCGGTTCAGCCGCTACATCAACAACTATGAGAGGTACAAAAGCAATTAACCTTTCAGGTGTTTCAGGAACATTCACAATTGACGAAGAGATTAATCAAGCTTCAACTGGTGCAGTTGGTAAAGTAGTAGAGTGGGATTCAGTAAACAGTATTCTATACTACATTCAAACAAGGCACACAGACGAGGGTATTGACCAATATGGTAATCAAACAGCTTTTAGTGGTCAAAATGTAGTTACAGGTCAAACATCAAGCGCTAATGGTACACCGACTACATCAACAAGTACAATCAACAGTCAATCATTTACAAGTGGATATTCTGTATCGGAAATTGACGCTGACTCTGGTGATATTCTTTATATTGAGAACAGAGCACCTATAACAAGAGCTGCTGACCAAACCGAGAATATTAAACTGGTTATAGAATTTTAGGAGAGTTAAATGCCAAGTCCAACTGACTTTAACCTCTCACCTTACTATGATGACTTT